CAGGCTCCAGATATAATATCTTTTATAAGGTTCCATGTACCTCTTGCAGTTTCTTTGATTCCGTTCCATGCTAGTTCCCAATCGCCTGTAAAAACTCCTTTCAGAAAATCAATAACTCCGCTCAGGACATCTAATACATCTCCAATAATTTTAATAACGGATTTTATTGCCTCTATAACAGTGTCGCCAATTACATTTGCAACGTCTGCTATTACTGGAATTGCATTTGATACAATCCAGCTAATTATTGGAACTAAAATATTTTCCCAAAGCTCTTTTAAGATATCTATTAATTTGCCGAGAAAAGTTTGGACTTTTACAAACATTTCTCCCAATTCCCCATCCATAAGCTCTTTTATCTTAGAAGCTAAACCTTGCATAACTGGAAGAATATATGTGTTATATCCATCTATTAAAGTTCCAAAAATGGTTGAAAGTCCATTAGCTATTGAATCAAAAAAAGGTTTTAAATGCTCATCGTATAATGCGGTCACTAAATCGGAAAGATTTTGAATAACTGTCGATAATCCATCGGTTATTGTTTCGATAACCCCAAGTGTTCCTTCGACTGCGCTTTTTAATATATCCTTATTATCAATGAACGGCTGTGCGATCATATTCAGCATATCTCTTCCAAGTCTTGCACATAATCCCATAGCAGTCATTGAGATATTTGAGAATATCCCTATGATATTGGCTGTTATCTGCTGCGCAATTTCTCCACCAAATGCAGAAAATACCTCTGCTAGAGCGGATGAAAAATTTCCTTCAATTTGAGCAACCTCAGATCCAATATCAAACATATCAATTAAATATGTTTTTATTCTACTGGTGTTTTGCTTTAGAAATTTTTCTATTCCTCCAATAAGATTTTGAGCAATTGTTATTCCAATCCTCGAAAAAGATCCAGATACTCTTCCAATGGAATAGGCAAATGTATCTAAAAAATCACTTGCCGCTCCAATTACTTCTGGATCAGTAAATATATTCTGCAAGGATTTCCCGATAGAGTTAATATTTTCCTTAATATCATCAAAAATCGGTTTGTAATCGCCTAGTCCATCCCAGAATCCTTTTGATAGCAATTTGGCTAATTTTTTAAACTTCTTTATTATGGAATCAAGCGGCTTGGACATTTTTTTAATAGTCGTTTCGCCTTCTGCAAGTTTTCCGTAATCCACATTGCTTACTGCACCAGATAATCCTCCAGACGCTCCACCACTCCCGCCAGATGAAGATGGTATGGAAGAGCTACTATCTGTAGAGGTAGCTTTGTGTATTTCGTCCAATGAAGAAAGATAATTTTTTGTTTCTTTATTTGCCTTTTTCGTTGCCTTAGCATTATCGTTTGTGGCATCTGCCAGTTTCTCTGCATTATCGGCTGCCTGTCCATACTGATCTGCCGTATCTGCAACTGTATCTGTTCCGGCAAGCCCTGCGCCGCTTCCACCTGTCTGACCTGATGATTTCTTGCCAGTAATAAGCTCCGTGAATGACTTAAATGCGTTTGCCAGAGTCGCCAGTTTGCCGAGAAGAATATTGATTACTTTCAGAACAGGTGTAAAAATATTAATCAGCCCTTGTCCGACTGTTGCCTTGAGGGACTGCAACTGCAACTGCATCACTCGCACCTGGTTCGCCCAGCTGTCAGAAGTACGAATGAAGTCTCCAGATGCGGCTGATAACTGTTTCTGCACAAAAGCCAATCGGAGAGCAACTTTCTCCTGTTCGGTCATGGCAGATGTGGTTTTGCCATAGCCGTTTGCAAGTGCGTATTGGTCAAGTGCCGACTGGGTCATTACCACGCCGAGGTCCTTGAGCGTTTCTGTTTCGCCCGTAAACACTGATTTTAGCTTGATATAAGCCAAGTCTTGACTGATATTGTAAAATGATGCTACGTCACCAGTAAGCTGTGTCAGAGCCGTTGACATATCATAAGCCTGTGCCTCTGAGAATCCGAATGACTTAGACATTGCTCCGAACGTACCAACATACCTTTTTGCCATTGTCTCTGACAGTCCGGCTGAGACCATTGAATTCTTTGCAAATTCATTGACCTTATCCGACATGGTGGTAAATGTAACATCGACCACATTCTGAACTTCTGCGAGGTCGGAACCAAGGGCAACGCACTCTTTTCCAAACTGTACTAACTTACCAACTGCAAAAGCCCCACCAATCAGTAGACCGATTTTTTTTACAGCACTACCAAGGCTGTTAAATGACTGTTTAATCCTTGATACTCCATTATCAATTCCAGATGTATCAAACTTGGTATCAATAATAATTGAGCCATCAGCAGCCATGTGTCCACCTCCTAACTATTTGAGGTTCAACATCTCATTCAGCTTATCTTTATAAGCTTGCTCCTCATCGCTGAGACGTGTTTTTATATCAATAATGTTCTTGTTCTCTTGATAGAATTTCTTTTCCCATTTATCGAGCTTTTCGCCCTTCGCCTTTTTAGAACGGATCCCAACCACTGTATTAAAAAGGCATTCACCGGATTCCATAAAGTATCCAAAGAACGTCCACCAGTGCATGTATGGAACGGCTCTGATTTCTTTACCAGCAACCTTGTTTACAGCCGGAACGATCATATCTCCGTCTTGTTTCCAGTCCATCAAGCGAGGTTTGGGTTTATTCGGACTATCGTCAACTTGACCACAGTCAATAAACTCGCAAGCTTTCCGACAAGCTTCTACAAGATGTTCTGAGGGTATGCTTTGCCAATCCTCGAACAGAATCTGCAACATAACAACTGCTTTTGCCTGTTCGTCTAACTCTGGATCATTCTGCGCAATGAGAATATCAATGATTGCTCGAAAATCCGTTCTGATAGAAAAATCCACCCCACTTATGTTCAGTGAGGTGGGAAGCTCATAGGCGGTCATTTTTCATATTTCTCCGTATACTTGTTAACTGCTGCCTGCATTTTCTTTTTTCTCTTTTCAATTTCCGGTGCGATTGCTTCTGCGATCTTGTCCAGAACGATATAAGCAAATACCTGGCCATTACCGAATACAGTTGTTGCGGTAATTGGTTCTTTAAACAGGTCTTTTGATGCTTCGTAGCCAAGCAGATAGTTGATCTTATCTTCGAGCTGTTTATTTAACTCTGCCATTTCTTTTCCGGAAGTAACTTTCTGAATAGAATCTTTGAATTGTTCAAAATATTCTGTCAGCTCCTCTGCACGTGCTGCTACATTGATATCGGTCGGATTCAGTTTGAAAGAAGAAAAAACTTCGTCTTTGTTATTTGTGAATGTAAAAATGAGAATTCCATCATCAATTTTGGTGTTAATTATTTTTGCCATTTAGCATGTCCTCCTTGTATATGTGTTTATTCACTGTCGGCTGTGAATGTACCGGAACTGATATCAAATTTTCCTTTTACACGCTCACCAACGTAGTTCACAGTAAACGGAATCTGATAGCCGGATGTATCGCCGCCATAGGAAGTCGGTACAACGTAGCAGTCCTGCTGGTATGCTTCATACTTGCCTGCCGTGGCTTCTGTCCAGAGATGAACTTCAACTGCTTTTGTTTTGAGGTTGTCGTCTTTGAGACGTCCATCTACAATCTTCTGCAATGCTGTAAACAGATCAGAAGTAGTGTCTGCATAGAACGGATCAGCGTCAGAAGAAACTTCATAGCCGTTGTGTTTAAATGTGGATTCTCCAAGAATGTTTTTAGATGTTTCAGTATCTGGATTGAGTTCTACGTTATACTCTTCCAGGTCCTTTCCAAGACGCTCATATTTCGGCGTCAGTCCTCCACAGAGGGAACCTGCGTCAATATAATGAGCCATGTATTTACGGTCAATTTTGCCTGTAACTGCCATAGAAATGTCCTTTCTGCCTATAACTCTTAAAGGCTGTGTAGGTTAGCGACTATCTCCAATTGATAGCCGGTTAGTTGTTATATTTAAGTGGTGTAATCACCATTTTTCCCAGTCATATTCGTATTTTACTGTGATTGGAAGCAACCAGTCCTGTACGCCGTTCTCCTGCGGTTCTAAACCATAGGAGTTGTCACGTGTGATACGTTTTATCACTCGCCCCTGTGAAAGCTCTGGAAACACATTTAAACGCGTCTCAGAGCCATTTATAATAACTGGTTCCCGGCATATCCATTTACCGAGATTGTCAAGGAACTTCTGAACAGATAGTTTCTGCCTTTCTTTGTCAGATGCTGTACGATATACCACGTAAAATGGGTACTGACATACCTGATGCATCGTTCCGCAAACATCTTCTTTTTCTGAATAGATCAGCGCCCCGTTGTCTGCCGAGAACGCAATTCCGGACTCCTTGCCAAGTTCCTCAAACTTGATTGTTTCATTTTCATATAGTCCCGGATACTGGTTCAGAAGTGCTTTCATGGCATCTGTCAGAATCTCGTATCCGGTTGCATCTTTTCCGATAGGTTTATCCGCCATGTCTGCCACCTCCTGCCTGTGCTTTTACTTTGCGAATCCATGTGCTACCGTATTGTCGTTTAGCGGCATCGAACCACTTTGCTTGTGCCTGTGGGTGAATTTGTTTGGTGTATTCAAGATTTTCCTTTGCGGCTGTCTGACCAGAAAACTGACTAACAAGAACTTTCTTTGCTCCACGTCTTGCGTAGGGACTTCCAGTTGCTTCATCAACCATTCCTTTCCCCTCGTACAGAAAACGCCCATAAGGAGCCGCCGCCGCGCATACTTTCCCAGTTCCTTGCAAAGATGTACTCTCAACTCTTGTCCGATTGATAAAATTTCCGGTAATCATTGGCATAAATGGAACCATGCTGTCCATAACCATTCCGTCAAGGAGATACTGGGCTTCTTGATACTGTCTGGAAAACCTGTCCATATTCAGCTTGATTTTCATATCTCCATCGACTATGGAGAATCCTTTGAAATGATGAATCTTACTCATATTACTTACCCAGAATCTCAAAATGTGGAATCAGCGTATACGGACCGCCAACACTGGTAATCTTAAACACGTTATCTCTGTTCTCATTCATGTACTGATAGAATCCATTCCGATAATCGCTATCGGTTACCGTTCCGCCAATCCACTCACCCTCCCAGAAGAATGATTCATCCGAGAATGTAATAGTGTCCTCCAGAGCGTTGTTAATCTGCTGTTTCCACTCTTTAGGTGGCATCCATGGAAGAATCTTGCTGTCTTTATCAGTAATGGTTATATCGCCATTCTGGGCGGTATAGCGTACGTGTAACTGTGCGTTGTCTGTTGCGTCTGGTCCGTACTTCTTAAGGATTGCTCCTTTGTCCGTAATGAGGTCGACGCCGGATAAAACATGAGGATACCAGTACGCATCTCCAGTTGTGGCTGATTCGTAATAATTAAAAATCGTCACCGTTTTTTCGTACATGATACCCTCTCCTTAATCATTTATTTTTCAGTTTATCCACGTCAACTTTGGACGTTCGTTTCCATAATTCCGTAATCTTCTCCCATCCGAACATGGAAATAAATGCCACAATAAACCCAGCCATGATAGCTGCTAAAATCATATACCACAATATTGTCATGCGGATATACTGCATATACGCTACAAAAGCGGCTACAGTAATACCGATAGACAGTACAAGCACCAAGGCATCTGTCGGAATTTTCGACAGGAACCCAACATTTTTAATCACCTGTGTAATCACAGACACGCAAAATGCTAAAACACTGATTACTGCCAGAATCAGAGTTACATTTGTAAATAATGCTTCCATTACTCTAATACCTCCTTAAATTCTTTTTCAAATTCATCTTTTGTCATTGTGCTGAAATACCCTTCTTCATCACGCAATATGTAGTCTCCGGAATTTATGATTACCAAATCAACTCTTTCGCCATCTCTAAATAGAACAGAATATGTAGAAATCTTAATGTGTGGTGATTTAAGGTTGTTATTAATTTCTACCGAATCGCCAACAAACTTTTCGATTTGAGTTATACTTTCTGGAGTAGTAAAACATTGAATAGCTTCAACTATAGTCGGTTTTATTCGCACATATTTCATGCTTTCACCCCGTATGAGTCTAATGTTGAAATATCCATTATTGTCACCTCACAAATCAATTTTTCCAGACATTAAATCTGGTAAAAGTGCGTCTCTCAATTCTATCAAATATCTGTTTTCTTCATTGTTCAGATACATTATGTGTTGTTTCCACATCTGTAAAATTGAAAGCAATATAGTTGATATGTTGTTCTTGCTTCCATTTTCAAATTTCAGTTCTCCTGCTTTCTTCGTCATGGAAATAAAGTTTTCTTTTTCGATTTTTTTTCCGGTAAAAGTAAGCATTTGATTCATGGAATCCGCTGTTTCTTCCGACTGCTTGAACATCTGGAATATGTCATACAATCCGATTGATTTTGCAAGTGTTTCATTCATTGTCAGTTTGAGACCATTTTTCTCATTGATAACTCTGTTTAAGTCGTCAATGATTTCTCCATAATCTCTGTGCGCGAAATCATCTTCTTTAAATTCAAGGTATCGTGTTGGGAGAAGAGTATATCTGTTTTCTACTACAGTTTGAAAAGGCACGCTTTTTGAAAATTCGGCAACGCTTTTCTGATTAATAATAGAATCAATGGCGTTTTCCATCTGTTCATCAGAAAAAACATTAACAGCTTTTTTGTACGTTCTATTTTCGTGACTTGCCCCGCCAAACTGTCCATTTTGTTCTCTTTGCTCTACATCGCAAGTTTTACGCATATCTAAAAATGCAATATGTGTTGTCTCTTTTTTCTTGTTCAGTGTCAAAATGCAAGTTGCAATCGAAGTAGCTTCAAACATTTTATCTGGACACAAAATAACTGATTCTATCAGATTCTTCTCAATAAGATACTTTCTTATTTCTATTTCATTTTTTAGTTCTGAAGTTAATATCCCACACGGAAGAATCATTGAAACTTTTTCCTTACAGTTATCTAATGCGGTCAAAATAAAAGCAGAATTTGCATTGCTTTCTGGCGGCAACTCACAGTCATTAAAGCGAGTTTGCAACTGCGCAAACGGCGGTATCTTCCACTTCATATTATATGGTGGATTTGAAATACAACTATCTGTCTTTTCTGGCTTAAAATTTTCTATCTTTTTTACAGAAGAATATTTATCACCTTTCTTTACAAGATAAGTTGCAAAGACTTCATCCTGCAATGCATCACCATTTACAACAACTGCATCAATATTTCTTGCTGCCAAATTGAAAAGCAGAATCGGAATAACCGTTTTATCGTACTCATAGCATACGAATTTCAATTCATTATTCAGATTCCATTTTTGAATAGTCAATGCACCACTTCCGGCACATAAATCATATACAGTGTGTTCATTTTCTGTCCGTACCAGTTTTCCGACAAATTTTGCCAGTGAAACAGGCGTGTAATCCTGCATCTTTACTTTTCTATCGGCAAGGTAATACTGGAAGATCTTCTGTAGCCAATCAATAGACAAGTCCTCTACCAGATTACAGAATTTGTCGAAATATTCCGTTTTTCCATTCAGTACAATTTCCATCAAAGAATCTGGAATCTGTTCTGGGCTTTCAATCTTCAACAGTTCTATTACTTTACTGTTGAGTTCTTTTAATTCCATAATTACACTCCTGCATACAATATTGGTATCCCATCATCCGTCCTCACTCCCATCAGAAGCGGTAAAGCCGTCTTGTAAAGTAAGTCGTTCGTTTTCTGTACATCTCCAGTGGCGGCATACACCGCACTCCATTCCTTTGCACTTGCTCCGATCTGTTGAGGAGTTGCATAGGAAATGGATTCACTGCCAGATGATACAGATGTTACAACGCCTGTCGTGCTACCACCGGACCCAATTACGGTTGACGTACCGCTCGCAGCGGCATTGGTAGCATTCTTTTCAGCAAGCTCAATCTGATACATTAATTCAGCCAATGAACAGACCGCCTTTTTGATACGCTTCTGAGAGTGTTCGTTTGTTGGCAGCCCGTCCACCAGCCTGTCAAATGTCATTGTGTCCACAAAATCACTAGCTCTTTCTGCCAGTCGTGGAAAGTCGGCTTCTGGCACGACATTGCCGAATGATTCTGTATAGAATTTATAATCTGCATAAGCCATGCCAGTTACCTCCCACGATCATCATTTTGCTGTTACAGTCGCATGTCCGGCACTCAACGCCTTATAGGTACTGTCACACTCAACCACTGTGATCATCTGCCCTGTTGCTGCGGTAATGTCAGCTTCTCCATCCCACGCAGTCCAGTTCTTCACATTCTGGCCGTAGTCTACGGTAGTCTCAGAAGATGCGACTTTGTACTTGTACACATTTCCTGCGCTTGCTTTTGCCGGAGTAATGGTTACTTTAGTATCTCCACTTTTACTTCCTACCGCAGAGTTTACAGTCAGAGTTCCAAGCGTCTGAGTTGTGTTGATGGTTCCGACAGCAATAGCATCAATGTACTCTGCAAAGAGGGTAAGTCCCATGATTGCGAATGCTTCGGATACTGCTGTGTGATAGTTGCCCTGTGTGTGGAATCCGATCAGGTTTGTCTCGCCAGATACGGTATATACCAGACCTGCTCTCGCAAAGTCAGATTCGTTCGGGTCTACATAGTACAGGACGATGTTCTCAACAGGAGTAGCAATAACCTGTCCTCTTGGAATCTCGCTGTCAGACAGTAAGAAGATTGTATTGAATCCCATAAAGTCTTTCATGTACTGGAATCCAAACTGATTCTGAATAGAAATCTCAGCTGCACCGATATACTCATACACATCCAGAATATTCACAAATCCAACAACGCCAGTCACATTTCTGTGCATCTGCTTGAATTTGTTCTCAACACGACCTTTAGCCATTGCCAGAGCCATCTGGAAAGTAGTTTCTGTAAATGTGAGGGTACCTGTTTTCAGATAATCATAAAATCTTTCAGTAACATTGGTCTGGAGCTGGAAAAGGAATTCATCATCGGTCATCTGAACAGCGTTCTCGTAACCGTGATCCTTGATTGCTTCGATAGATACAGCCTTTGCGTACTTCTCAATGCTCATTTCTGCATAAGGCTTTTCTTTTACAGTGAATTTGCTGTAAGGGATTTCCTCACCCTCACCAACATTTCCATCCTGTAATGTACCTTCTGCATATTTTGATTTAAGAACCGCTCCGGGTGTCTTTTTGATAGGTCTCATGATACCCAGAATGTCACGTAAGTGCTGCCAGTTTCTTTCGAATCTGGTTACAAAGTCAATCTCACGTGCTGTGACCTGAATATCATTAGTCATAATAAGATTTGTTTTTGCTGGCATAAAAAAATCCTTTCTACCCATAATTGTTAAGGTATTGGGTTAGCGGCTATACTCTGGCGTATAGTCGGTGTAAAAAATCACTGGAATAACTGGATATTCTGAGCAATTGCAGCCTGTCTCTCGGACGGGTCTTTGATTGCTTCAATATCTTTTTTAGTCATGCTTCCCGGTGTCTGCTGCTGTCCAACATGAGTGGTAAATCTTGCCTGATTCTGCTGAGCCTGCTGCTGAGATTCGTCTACAAAAGCGGATGCGTCAGTCTGTTTCATTTGCTCGATCAAGTCATTCAGCCCAAGGATTTTACCGTCTTTCAGCTTCAATCCGGCTTCTTTAATGTCTGCCATAACAGACTTCTTTGCAGCCTCACTGGAAAATTTAACATCATCAAGTGCTGTTTTAAGTGCGTCTGAAAAATCGCGGTCATAGATCTTCGCATTGAATTCCTTTTCTGCATCCTCGGCTTTCTTCTTCCATTCAGCAAGCTCTGTCTGAATGTTCGCCGGGTCGATACCGTCAAAACCTTTTAAGGTTTCTTCTGCTGTCTCAGCACGTTCTTTCCAGTCATCACGTTCGCTCTCAACTTTCGACAGAGTTTTTGCAACTTCCTTAGCATTCTTATAATGCTCAGAGAGTGCCTTTTTCACATCTGCCTGTTTATCCTCCGAGATCTCAATTCCAAATGATTTTAATGTGTCAATAAGTTTCTGCATATACATCCTCCTGGTCGTGTTTATTGACCTGCCGCCGCAGGTAAATGGATTAAGCCAGTTAGACCACTGGCAAGGTAATGGGAAAGATAGGAATTGAACCTATAATGTTTACCACGAGGGAACGGTTTTACAGACCGCCGCAACACTGCCAATAGTTGCCACTTTCCCAGAAGACACCTTTTCGGGACTATTTGGATTAAATTCCAGTCCACAGGATAAGGATAAACCTATAATCGGAATGGCAGGAATCGAACCTGCGGCACATAGCTTATAAGGCTACTGCTCTACCACTGAGCTACATTCCATTAACCCGGATTCCCGGGTTAGCAAGGTATTTATCGTGTTATGCCTGCCACTATCCGACTTTCACGGAGATGTTGTTTCATTTACAAAGAGGTGTTACCAGTCAGTCAAACCGGCTAATGAATATGCCGGAAATTGCATCCGCTTTTCAACCTCCAGATTCCGCTCGAATCTGTTTCTCTTAAGGACATATTCACAAAGAAAGGAGGACATGAAACGAAAAAGAAAGCAAAAACTTCTAATCAGCAAGCCCTACAAGGTTCACCATGCCTTGCAAGATTATAGTATCACATTTTTTTTAAAAAGTTGTCCCCACATTTGCAGGAATCAAAGCATACTTCTCAGTTTTTCAACGTATCTTTTAACAAGATCACGTTCCTCCCGACACTCTGCGTCCTTGGATATATCGCTCAATTCCGCGGTAAGCTCATCCATGTGTTCTTCCAGTGCAGCAAGCATTTTTCTTTTGCAGTCTTCAGACTTCCCGGAGCGATAGCTCTGCTTCTGTGTCATGTAGTCATCGTAAGTGTCTCGCCCATCAGAGCGGCTGTAATGCCCTCTGACATAATGTTCACCACGTCTGGCATAAGAATTGCCCCGGTCGTAATCTGGCATCATTCTGCCGTCACTTGAGCTGTATCTCCCCATGCTGTCATGTTTTCTTCCACGCTCGCTGTAATCGTCATTGTATCCGCTACGCATCTCATCAAGGACCGTGTTGTAATACTCCACTTTCTTGTCCCAGTACTGTGTGTTCTTTATATCTTTGTACATATCAATCAGCTTGTATGTCATTTCCAGATTTCCAGTAGTCAACCCACTGTCAGCGATTTTGGACAGTTCGTCTTCAATTCTTGCACATAAGTCTTTAATGTCTCTCATAATCACACCTCCTATGCTTCTCTGGTCACGACAATATTTGCGTTCGCAACAGAAATTGCCTGATCGCTTGTATTCTCTACTGCGATATTAACACAACATCCGCGAGGTACATCAATATAGATACCAGAGGACACATTATTGTACTGGTCCACTGCCGCCGGTGTGGAGATCATCTGAGAAGATAATACAGGTTCTCCAGAGATTGCAATAGCCAGAGAAATAGCTCCGACAGTACCGCCTGTTGGAATTGCGATATTACCAGAAAAATCCACAAAGAATCTTGCTTTGCACTGGTTAGTCATTCCTCTCAGTGTAATAATTCCACTTCCCTCTCTGTGCTGAATGCAGTTAGAACCCTTAACTGCTGTGTTTGAAAATACTACGTTTCCATTTGCTGCTACAGTCTGAGCAGCTACATTTGTAAATTCTGCCATAAAAATACTCCTTTCATATCACAAAAGGACAGGTCTCAGCCTGCCCCTCTGTGTAATACGGCATAAGCCGACATCCGAAATCAATCGAAAGATACTCTCGATATGAAGTTATCAGCAATTACATCCAGTGTTGCATCCACATCCGTAATATGTGTTTGGGTTAGGAACCTGATATGCCGGAATCGGTGCCGGATTGATTGCATTAATGAGCTGCTGTGTCTGAGATGCCATTGCAGTTGTAAGAAGTGCGCTCTGGCGATCCTGAGAAGCGGCGCGTCTGAGGTCGTTGTTTTCAGCCTGCAGGTTAGAAATCTTTTCATTGCAAAGATAATCAAGAATTGCTCTTGTTCCTGCGTTCTGGCTGTCAATAATGTCTCTTGTGTTGCTGTTCATGGTGTTCTGGATTGCACAAGCATTGGTGGCCATATCGTATCTGATCTGCGCCTGTCCCGCTCTGTTGTCGCAGCAACACTGAGCTAACTGAGACTGCAATGCGTTTGTATTCTGCATATTCGCTACAGTATCGGCATTGATTGCCTGCTGGATTCCAAAGCCGGTCTGCATGATGTTTGTGTTGATTCCATTGAATCCGGTAAGCATACCGTTATTCATGGCATAAAAGCCATCACACAGGCCGCTATTGATTCCGTCAAGTTTGCTGATTACTGCGGAGTTATCAAATCCTCTCTGAATGTCTGCTTGAGTAGCTGCTGTGGCTGCATATCCGCCGCCATTGCCGTTATTGCCCCATCCGTTGTTTCCCCATCCGCAGAATACGAACAAGAAAAGCACGATAAGCCACCATGCACCATCTCCACCAAACATGCCGTCATTATTTCTGCCATTTCCAGTAGCAGCGGCAATGTCTGCTAAGCTATAATTTCCATCCATAGTTATAATCTCCTTTATTGTGTATTTACATCAATCTGGCCAGATTGTAATGTACTATTTCATTCCTTTCAGCAGATTCTGAAACTGCCCTGCCATCTGCTGAACTTGGTTAAGCTGCTGTTGAGAAATCTTTCCAGACTGCAACATTTTCTGGACTTCTTCTTTTGGGTTTCCTTTGTAATTCTGTTTAAACTGCATAAACTGCTGCATCATCTGCATTGGCCCATTTCCCTGTGGCATTCCACCACCAAGCGCGTTAAATAATGGATTACTCATCTGCATTTCCTCCCTTGACTGCTGATTCCTGTACGGCATTAGCCCTAACAGGTTCAGAAAATGAATTTAATCGGTTTATGATAGCTTCGTATTTGCTTTTCAAATCATCGTATTCCTGTCGTGTGACATATTTGCTATCCATGTTCTGAACAGGCTGTTTAGGTGTCATCTGAGCGCCTACCTCGTGATATTCAAACGTCCGTAATGGTTGTGGCATACCGGAAACGTCTGTTGATTTTATAAAGAATTTTTCTGATTCTGAATCCATCAGTAAAACACTTGTCCCGGGTGCTACCAGATAGGATTTTGCGCCTACTTCGCCGGATACCCACAGGATACCGCTATTATTCTGCTGTGGTTGCTGTACTGGTTGAGCTGGAATCTGGACAGGCTGTTGCTGGAACTGGTTCATCTGCCCAGGAACGCCAAAACTATATTGATAAGGATTGTTATATAATGCCATCTTATACACCGCCTTTCTGATTATATTTTTACATAAAAAAAGAACCGGAAACAGGTCGTTTCTGGCTCTAATTAGTATCCAAAAAGTATCAGCACACTTTGATTATTTTATTGTTTACTCGGCGGCTTAATCGTTTCGCCGTAGATATGCTCACGTTCATCTGTTCAGCGCAGTATTCAAGCGTGTATTCTTTACATCTCAACCGAAACAATCTTTCTTCGTCCGGCGTGAAATTACACTCTACTAAGAATCTGTCTATATCTTTCTTTGTGAACACATATAATTTCATGAGCATACCTCTTATTAATGCAATTAACGCTGATTCTGTGCAAGATAATTTGTAAGCTTCTGTTTTGTTTTTTTTAATTCCTCTACATTGTCGCCGCTAATCTGGCTGTCCAACATGGTTGACAAGACTTCCAAAATAAGGGAATCTCTCTCAGCTATTCTTTTTAACGTTTCAAAATCTCTTTTATCGTGGTCTTCCAGAATTTCCACTCTCTTATTAAGCCGAAATGCCGGAGCAATCCATTTAAAAATAACAGCTGCTGCCCCTCCAATAATTGATACCCCTCCACAAATTGAAAGAAAAAATTGAATAAATTCCTGTATGCTCATTTAGCTACTCCTTTTTCCCAGTAATATACCGGGATTTCGTTTCCACTATTCCACGTATCGAAATATTTGCCGTCTTGTGCCGTCACAACATGGCCATCTATGCAGAGAATGTACGTGCCGGTCGGATGATCTGCACAAAAGTCGTTGACTGTATAGATATATCGTTCTGATTGTTCAATCAGTTTGCGTCTGTATCCACGCTTATAGAGGTACGCTCCCCAGACATAATTTGCACTTGGCATATCTGACAGAGTGCACGCCTGTATCATTAATCCGGTGAATACCGTTTCCCAGTCGAACCCGGTTGCTTTGCATATTGCCCGGACAACGCAATCTCCTGTTCTCTTATCCTTAACAGGATTCGGATTGAAATATTCCCATCTATCCATCAGTCAATCCCCTTTGCTGTCTTATATCGTCTTGCCGCTCCTCTGGCTTTAGCGGCGTTCTGGCGGTTCCACTTAGCGATCATAAGTCGGTCTTGTAGTTCCCTCAGGCCATTCCGTTTGCAATAATCTTTATATGCAGCATTTTGTTTCTGTAAAAGATAAGACTTTCGGTCAAGGTCTTGTTGGAGGGCGAATTTTGCCTTTTCATTCGGCGCATTGTCGACTCCTGCTTGCAGTCCAAGGACTTCACGCTTTGTTTTTCGGATTCTTCGCTCGTAAGCACGTTGCCGCTGTTCTTTTTCGTACTGCTTGCCTTTATCAGCTTTATCCTGTGCTGATAGTTCTGCATAGGGATTAAATTCTCCATCACTTGCCCCGAAACTATGCCGACAGTTGACGCCGGACAGTCCGCTTGCTGTCCCATATCCGGTCAATGAGAACGGTGGAAATTTTTTACTCTTGCCAGAACGAGAGTATATCTTGCCTTGCCACCATGAATGGTTTCCGGGATTCTCGCCGCCGTCACCTGTTCTGGCTCCTATGTGTGCACTGACAAGAATCAAGTCCCAATCCATTTCTTCCATGCGCTTTAGAGATATATCTCCCGTAGCCTGTGCCACACCAGTTCTGACAGAACGTGCAACTGCGGTTTCAATTGTATCGCGTCTTTTCTTTCCTGTCTCTTTGTTTATGTATTCAACATATACGCCATCACTCACAACGTTATTAACCGCCTCTTTGATGGCTTGCGTATACCCAACTGCCCCAGTCATCACATGATTATATGCAAGGTCACATTGTTCGATATAGAGCCTCTGAGCGGCACTTGCGGTTGTCCGTGTGAAGTTCTTCCACTCGCCCATGGTCGCAAGCATATTTCGTTCCATGAGTCTTATCATTGTTGGTGACTGTTCAAGCGGCACAGGACTTAATCCTGCCGCCTTATATACCTTATCATCATACTCCATTGCAGTGATTCCGGCATCTTCAAATGCTTCAAGAAGCTCCTGTTGCTCACGTTTGGTGTATCTGGATAGTTCTGCCAGAATGTCTTCTAACAGTTCACCGGATTCCTGTAACGTTCTGATTCTCCACGCATCAGCATTGGTCAGAATATAGTCCTCGCCCCTGCCGATTCTTGCCATCATCCGTGATACGATCTCAGAGATGATATACTGGTGCAATTCTTCAGCAATTTGTTCACTGCCCTCTGTAATTTGTCGTAAATATTCAGGACTAAGTATAATATATCACCTCTTTCGATAAATGTTGTGGTACATGTTTTAAAAATATGCTACAATCAACCTATTAAGGAGGTGTCGCAAAATGTTTTTAAAACTGAAAATTTATTGCACTTGTAATTGCAACTATTACGTAAACGAGCAAATTAACACGGAAAAGGTAATTTGCCCAAACTGTGGTAAAGAACATCCGTCTTCATCACAAATTATATCTATGCTTCACATGGCTAAGTGCATTGATGATGGCAATGTCCCTGGCGTAAATACAGTAAGGACATTTGCTGTATCCAAGCGAGAAGATTCTGGCTGTTAATAATGTTATTGCAAAGTGGAGAGGAGTTTTAATCCTCTCCGCTTTTTTTACTTAATTCACTAAAACTCTCTTGTAATTGGCTTTGGAATTTCGCCTGTCAGATATGCGAGGTATTTTTCTTCCCTTGTTACCGGCTTGTCTGCCATCTTTTTACTCCTCTCCGAATAGTGTTGGTTCCTTTGGCTCGGCTTCTTTGACCATTGCTTTCGCTTCTTCCTCAGTCATTCCTTCAAATTTCACGAAATACAACCATGCCGGAACCTTGCCAGTGGTCACATACTGCCACCATCTTGCACGGTCGTTTTCTAGCACATACAGGATGTCTCCAAAATCATAATTGACTTCATAAGCTCCGACAGGTGCAAGCCCATACAGGTCAGCGTAAACGTTCAGTGCGTAGATAACATCATCAAGGCAACTTTCCAGTTTGTCTCGAACATCTTTAATGAACTGCACCGTCCTCTGCTGTTCTGCTTCTACTCCTGTAGCCGTCTGAATGCCGCTAGATTCGTTAAAAACAAAGTATCCGTTAGAGAATCCAATCTTATATCCTAACTGGCTTAAAAGGGCATTTATGCCGCTTATACGAGTATCTGTGTTGAGTTGTGGATTGATTTCTTGATAGAATTCTTTCTCGTCCTGTCCGAATACATTCTTGACAAAGTGTGGTAAACTCATTTCTTTTCGTCTGTTATCCATGCCCTGTGGTGACATAGCTGATACAGGTGTACCGCTTGGCATCAGCAGTCTATCATCTGCCAGAACAATCTTCTGAGAATCGAAAATTTCTCCGGCATTTCGGCTGTATGCAATATCGAGGTCTTTCAGCTCTTCGATAGCTTCTGCAAATATCGGAAGCCCAAGCGGTGTGCTAATGTCTACATTATTCGCTTGTGGTGTCCGCAGCACTCCGTACAGAGGTCCGTCCAGCTTCTCGCCATTTGCTTTGAGAATTGGTGGCGTGTCTGCCATAAGGTCAGCCCATTTGGTCTGTTTAAGGTCGATTTTGTCACCGATTGACTGAGGAGATTTTGATACATAGGCTCTGTTTGAAACATAATACGGATAGGTCGTCACACCGTCCACGGTAGTCTCAATAAACCTGTGATATTCGAGCCTTGTGTAGTATTTTCTACCAACAGTATAAGAATCTTTAAATATGATTCCCTTAATCTCCTGATTATCATAATCCACGATCATCACATCTGCCGGAGTGAATACGTCAAGGCTTTCGCCGTTTGGCTTGATGAATACTGTTCCGTAAGCACATCCGTATTCTACCCAGTGCCGGATTTGGAAATATACCTTGTCTATCTGCTCCTGTAGCCACGTAGCCCTTGCAGAGCCGTCAATCTGAATGCCGATCGCCAGTGTTGCGAGCCGTGCTGTTTCTGAGCAGACGGATTTTGCAAAATTAATCGTCTTGATATTATTCTTGTCATCTATCCATTCCGGTACTCCCCTGTAAATGTTCGCGCACCGGTTAATCAGTGATTCCATTTCTGGAAATTCTGCCGCCTGGATATTAAAGTCCTCTTCGGCTTGTTTTTTGAATATCATGTTAAACCACCTTTTTAGTGTTGTTATAAGTCCCATTTAGTCACCTGTCGCAATCTTCTTTCCACACGTCGGACAATAATTAAGATCAAACGGTCTGGAAGTAATGCTTCCTTTTCGGTCTTTCATGTACATGTACAACATACAGCCGTATATATATTTGTTCTTCTTACATTCTGGATTATCATAGTATTCTTTGCAGGAAGCTAAATTATCACAAAATTTACACATTATGCACTGTGCCCCCTTCTCATGGACAATGGACTGGTTGCGTATCTGAGAGAATCTATCCAGTGATCGTTTCCATCTGGATAATCTGCAATCACTTCTCCATTGCTATCTACTTCATGTTCATAATTGATAATTTCCTTGTATGCTCTAGGCGTTCGTGCCGGATCAATGACTAATGTTCGGCACTGTAACCACTCAAAAGTATATTTGCGGCTTCCCGGTGTAACAATGGCCCTACGTGCTGGAAGCCCTGCATCTCGGAAGTCAATAATACTTTCTTCTTCATCAACTCCGCAAGATATTGAATAATCATCATATCCTTTTTTCTTTATCTGGTTAGCCATTTCCTTGTTTCTTATCTTGGAGCCTCCAAGTTCGTCTAATAAAAAAACTTTTTCCTGATTAGGAACATAAGCTACACGGAGAAATGCTTTAGGATCTGGATACCACCCCCAGTCCTGTCCCTGGTAGATACTTTGAAAGCTCTGAATCTCTTCATCTGTAATTTTTCGAATTTCTAACAGTTCGAAAATATTTGTTCCAAGTCCAACAGGAAGACCGAGATATTCATGGTCGTAAGCTCTCTGATTTGTTTTCTTCAGATGCTCTGCATCATCAATAAATTGCTGACCAAGCCATTCAACAGGAACTGATCTATAATCGCTCTTGTGTCTGTAGCTGTCAACTCTCGGTTCCTCCACATACACGTTCGCCCAGTTGCTCCGGCTGATCGGTGGATTAAATGTCTTAAATACTTCAAATTTGCTTCCACCACGAAGTACAGACTGTTGAACTGTACGGATTTCTTCAATTCCGGCAAACTCATCAAGCTCCTCAAACCAAAGGTACTTGAAATATCCTTTTTTTACTTTTATGGACTTTGTTTTCTTAGCTTTATCCAGTCCTCTGAATATGATCTTTTGTCCTGTTGGCTTATACACATATTGCATAGGACTTAAACTGTCAGCCCATAAATCACTTGCTCCAAGCGCATCAATTCCCCATGCGATCTGTTCATACACGGATTCTCTGAGCGTATTACCGACTTTCCGAAAGATTACAGCATTTGACATTAAGCCATTCTCTGCATCCTGCATCATCTGAAACGGAATCATGCCGCCTACAAAAGATGATTTTGTGGATCCACGTCCACCGTACAGATCATAGTAAGTGTGTTTACCATCTAAAATATCCCAAAACACATTGTAAAATGCTGGTGCCACAATCTCATTCAGTTTGATAGCGTTACTTTCCATCCTGTTTCTCCGGTCTTGGAATATTGTTCACAATCGTAATCTTTCCGTCTCCGAAATCATCATTTTTCTTGTCAGCGTCCCAACCCTTGAAGTTGTTTCTAAGACTAAACTGAGCACCATTGGAACCATCACGATCAAACAGTCGTTCTTCTGCATACTGTTCTACTCTGGCTTTCGCGCGCGTAATCGTGTCAACAAACTCTGGTTTTGCTTGATAGTTTAAAAGAGCCTGTCTGCTTGTAAATCCAAGGGCCAGAGCAAGTCCTGTAACGGTCGGAGGGTGAACGTCTACAAAAACGGGAGACCCGAATTTATTAAACATTTGTTTGCCTTTGCTATCAGTTAAAGGATATCCTTTACAATACTCAAAATATTTTTCGATTTTTTTTTCAATTTCATCCACCGTTTTATACATGGGTGGTTTTCCCATTGGCATTCCCACGTTCTCACCTCCAAACAAAAAACTGCCACATATGGCATATAGTCATAGATATATACTATATTACCATACATGGCAGAAAAATTTGTCCCCACATTTTAATATTAATTGTAGTATTATATTTCTCTTAGTTTTCTTAGAGTATCATAAAACATAGCCATTGCCTTGCGCTTGTATGCGTAGAAATCGTCTCGCTTTGCCGGTATGTATTTCGTTTTCATGATACGGTCATAGGATTTATTTGTTACAATAGATTCATACACCAGGAGCTCAATCCCTGGAGGGCAAGAGCTTATGCAGCAGTGCAAAATATCGTGTCTCTGCTCTGGTGTAGCTTTCTGGCATATATCCTTTAAACGGTTAATGTCTTCCGGGTATACGCCAAAATCAACAAGTGACTTTTGCCTGGTTCGCATATCATCACCGCCTTTTTATTGCTATTTACGCTTGCCACCAAAATGTGCAACCAAGAAAATAGTGCCAAATGATCCGAATATTATTCCAAATGTAAATGCTATTAAACTATCAATCATTCTTCTTCATCTCCTCCAACTTCTTTTTAGCTTCTTCACGAGAAAAATAAACCTTTGCTTCTTGCTTCTTTTCTAAAACTCCGTTAATAATTTGTAAATGAAAGCCTTTTTTATCAATATGAAAAGCATCCACTTTGTGTTCTACGATTCTAAGAGGTTTTCCTATAATATCATACATTGTATCTCCAACCTTACACGGCAGCCTCACAAGCAAGCCCTGTTCTTCTAAGTCTTCATATTCGGCAAGTTTATTACAGCATTTGTTATGACCGTTGTTTCTAATGTCAGTTTTTGGAATTGCCTGCCGATGTTCACCATCGTCAATCCACTCTGTTAATCTCTCCATCTACTTCACCTCTTCCATCTGACTTTCTACAGTATCTGCAAGCAACTTTAAGGACTTAATAAGCGAGTCAATCAATGTTCTGTCTGGGTTTTTAACAAATATTCTAGCAAGTCTTATAGCCTCTTTGAGCTCCTTCTCATATTCAATTACGTCTGATGCTTTTACTAATTCATATCCCGGTGCAAGGTCGGCATTTCTTGTTAGTTCTTTATTGCCATAGAACTTTAATATATCCGGGATCTGCTGCTCTTCAAAGGGATATGGATACGCTTCTTTTCCGCCGTACCATCTATATCCCTGTTTCTTTGCTACTTTCAGAATATTTTCATACTCTTCATACGTTCTGATTAATACGCATTTATTCGCTAAATCAATCATCTACTTCACCTCCTGCAATCTCATCAATGCACTGATTCCAACCCTCCACAAATCCTGCATCAAATGTATTAGCCGGATAATTTCCATTGTCTTTCTCTGGCAAGTCCATAAGCGGACACCAATCAGGTCTTGATTTGCTTTCGCAATCATAATGTTCTTCTGTCATCAAAATTACATCATAATCTAAACAGTCAGCTAATTCACAGCATCCCTCATATTCAAGATTTCCACAATATTCAGTTCCGAACGGGCAGCCATAACAATTTTCTGGCGTGTCAATCACTAATACTGATTTGCTCATTCAACTCCACCGCCTTTCACGATTTCGATTGCTTTACTAATAAGGCATACCGTGCAGTCCGATGCTCTACACTCTTCTCCAAAACAATCTTTGGTCACTGGTGATGTCATTATTTTTTCAACTTCTTCTAATTGCTCAATAACCTTGTCCGCATCAAAAGCTGTCGGCTGTTCGTCAACAGCTTCACACATAATTTCCGGGCTAAATGTTTCTCTCCCTGTGTTCAAAGAACTATTAATTGCTTCTTTCAGTTTATCTGCATTAATCAACCTCATAATCTTCACACTCCTCCGCATATTCATAACCGTCCATATCGTCACATCTGCACTGGCAGGAATCCTGTTTAGTACAGCAGATGCAGCATTCTGTTTCACCGTCCGGACAATCTAATTTACATCTTCCCATTTACTCCTCCTTATATGGTTCTGGATAGTCCATCCATGCAACTACTGTTCCACCTAAAAATTTTTTATCCGTTCTCCAAATTCCATCAGTAGTATGCGCCTGCTCTACTAACATTATCCCATCATCGAACATGACGGTAGCAATCACATATTTAGATGTTTTTTCGAACATTCCTCTTTTCCAGTTATCCGTTCCTTTGAATTTTGCAAATATAGAATCATGTTCTTCCGGCAATCTCTCTTTTACTGGAATCCAACCATTTTCTTTCTCATCATCCATATTTTCGATATAACCCATGATTTTAAGTCCCAACTCGTAAGCTGTTCCCTCAAAAGGTCTTCCATAAGGATTTATTGTCCTTTTTATGTAATCGTATATTTTATGTTTATCACTCATACTTTCACCTCAGAATCCGCTGGCATCTGAAAGACCATTTTATTCATAAGCACTTCTCCAATAGCTTCAGCCAAAAGTTCATTTTCTTTCGATGCTGACGCTTCTGCGAACATCTTTCCGATATTTGGCACTGTCATTGGAATCAACTCTGCGTCTGCATAGGCTTCCTGGATCATATCCAGTACTTTCATGACTTTTGTTTTGGTGGAATATTCAGCGATAATGCAACAACTGCCTTGACTTCCGACATATATTGATGCCGCTCCATTAATGTCTCGAATTGCAATACTGAAAGCATTATCAATATTTACTATTATTGTTTTATCCTGACTTCTGATTAACATTTTGCGTCCTCCTTATCTTCATAATTCATCACAATTGTAATTACCTGCACCAGAACTTTCTGAATCTGATCGTAAATGTGATGATCGTCAGTTCCGAAATGAGAGTTCAGTTTTGCATCTTCCTTGCCTTTCTTGTAGCAATCTTCCATAAATTCAAAACTGTATATATCATCTTCCTCAATAATTTCACCATTATTTCTCCATTCGGCAATCATCGCTTCTTCAACCAGTGAATTTACAACCTTATCTGAATCCTCATTACCGTTCAGGCATTCTACGCAACGGTCAATGAATCCTAACTTGTCAGCGTACATATACGCTTTTGCTATTCCAGATGTATACTCTTTGAATGTTTCTTCAACCTGTTCTTTGAAATCCTCTGGTAAATTAAAAATATCTACTTCCAGTCCTCTTGGAAGATTTATTGTGTACTTTCTCATTTTGTATCCTCCTACTTCATAAAAATCACCCATCTGGTCTTCCCACGTTTATCTCCTAACAGCGGTTTAGTACCAAAGCATTTCAATACTTCTGAAAATAAAAGTTGCTCATCGCTCCATTTAAAAACTAAAATTCCATCATTTTCTAACACTCTCATGCATTCATCAAATCCGGCTTTCAAATATGGTTTCCAATCTTTTGGAAGGATTCCGTATTTTTTAGCAAGCCATGAACTGCTTCCTGCATTAATCAAATGTGGTGGGTCAAAAACTACAATTTTGAATGTTTCGTCATCAAACGGCATATTTCTGAAATCCATGTTTATATCAGGCTTTATTAAAAGTTCTCTTCCGTCACACAGCGTTGTACGAACCTCTCGATTGTCTGCAAACAGTACATCTGGATTCTCCTTATCAAACCAAAACATTCGGCTTCCGCAACATGCGTCTAATATCTTTTTCATTTTCCTCACTTTCCCCATGTAAGCAACTGGCACGCTATTGTGCAGTTGGTACATGATTAATCGGTCTCTACCTTTGAATAACTCAATCTATACGCCCTCTGCTCTGTCGGATCCTCGCTTACCAACAAACCATTATCAAGCAATAAATTAATATAATTCCTGGCAGTAGCCATTGAAATGTCTAATCCATCTGCAATATTTCTTGTAGACGGCATATAGTGGTGTTTACGGTAATATTTCAAGATAAAGTGATATACCGCTTTATACATCTCCTGTCCCTCTTTGTGTTTGCGCTCTGTGTTGTATTTTCCCATGGTCATTACCCCCAATCTTGTGATCCGCTGCTATTACCCTTTATTCCATTCCTCATAGCTGTTGTACGTCCATTTACTCCATAAGCTTCATGCAACCCTTTATGATATCCATTTCGATACTCCTTCTGGTTATTATGATATAATTCAATAAAATCATTGATATCATAATTTTCTTTTGGATTAGCTGTTGCGTATTCCTCTGCTTCCTTCCTTGTTCCGTAATTACTCAATTCAGCACAACGGATAAATTCGCTTTTGTCCATGCCTATTTATTTCACCTCTAATCGTTAATACGGAATCTCAAATCAAGATTCAGTTCCTCTTTGATTGATCTCCTATAATCCTCCCAGGTTGCCATGTCATCCATCAGATAATCAGCTCCCCTGTCCATGCCGTCCATGAATTTCTGGCAGCGCTTCTGTCCAAATCCGAAATCATCATGCAAAACGGCAATTCCAAGGATTGTAAATGTATCACGTGTCATTTCTTTGATCTTCTGCGCAGCTTTATCCAGGTCTTTACTAGCTAAAGAGGTATGTACTCCTGTAATCCCTCGGAATTTTATTTCCCTCTCGAGTGTTTCTATACCGCCGTCTCTAACGATTCTGAGTGCCAAGTCAAGACCGTCTTCTCTCCCTCGCTCATACTCCTTCATTTTGTTCATTGGTTTTCTCCTTGTTCAGATTTTTAGCTCTCTTATGCATCTTGTCCAGATAATCCGCATAGGCTGTAAGCATGTGATCCACAAAGCCGTTTTTATTATATTTGTCTGATACAACGTGTATCTGCTCGACTACCTGCTGCCAGTATTCGTCCTTTTCTTCTATTCCGGCAGTCTGGAGAACCAGTGCCGGAAAGTCGATTTGTAAAAACTTTATGGTGTTCGGTATCTGCTCATGCGTCACTCTCATACTTATACACCTTCTTCTACCTCAAAACTCCGTTCAAGAAGTCGCTCGTTATCCTTGCTAAACGCCTTTATATAGCTCTGTTTTATCGGCCTGATAAAATGTATGCCGTTAGCTGATTTAGCCCGGGAAACAGCCACGTAGAACTGTCCAGGATCCCAACAGCAAGGATCAATGTTGATTTTTTCAAATGTCTGTCCCTGTGATTTATGAATACTAATCGCCCATGCAAGTTTTACCGGGAACTGAGAGAATAATCCAACTTTCTTACGGACAATCTTCTCTTTCACGATCTTCTGACCGTCCTTTTCTTGTTCGGATTTCTCAATAACCTGTTTCTCAATGTCTTTACTGTATCTGTACAAGTTAACTGTTTTACCTTTATCAGTCTTGATGACCAGATAAGATTCTTCAAATTCTCCGTTGTCCACAATTTTCTGGATGATGCCAATCGTTCCATTGACGTAGTTTCCAGACAGATCATTGACTGTAATCATCACTTTTGCACCGATGTTAAGAATTAAGTCCTCTCTGGCAAATGCAATGTTCTTAATATCAGCAGACGTTAATTCTCCGTCAACTGCTGCATGAAACACTTTTTCGGTCTTTTTATCCAGTTTTCCGAGAAAAGTATTATTAATCCGATCAGCTTCAGCATTTGTTCCAACCAGGAATGGTGCTTCCGGTATAACTTTATCTGCTTCATTGTTCTCCAGATAAGCAATCGATTTACGGATATTGGTACCGTATTTAATATCATTCAGTACGTACTTAAACCCTTCGTCATTCTGCCTGCATACTTCATCAAGCTTGATATATTCAAACCCCATTTCTTTCCAGTATTCAGACATGAAAGCATATCCGTGTTCGTACTTTCCACCCTTTCCATAATCAGATCCATACATCCGGCAGAGGATTTTACGATCATCTGTTGTGATAACTGGTGGAAGCTGGTAGAAATCCCCGATTACGATCAGTTGAACGTCTTCTTTATCCTCTCCGCTCAAAAGTCTATCAACCGCTCTCTCTTCATTTTCTGTAATGATCGTCTTCGCAATCATATTAAACAGGTCGAACCGGCACATGCTGATCTCGTCAATAATAAGAATATCCGCTTCCTTCAACAGTTCGGCTCTGGATTTCACTTTTTTCTTGTAATCCTCAAATTTGATTGAGATATTCAATGCACGATGCACAGTAGTCGCTCCATATCCGATATTGTCCGCAGCTATTCCAGTAGTAGCAGATACCAGAACACTTTTACCAGCTTTTTCCGCCTCATCAATAAACGTTTGAATAACCGTTGTTTTACCTGTTCCTGCATCTCCCGTAAGGAAAACATTACTGCCAGACAACATTGTGTCCAATGCGTACCGCTGTTTTTTATTAAGCTTCTCTTTTTTCATTTTTGTAACCACTCCTTATGCCTTAGTAACCAATTGTAACAATCTGAATTTTCAAACAATTTAATTTTATTTTTTAATTTGTGTAATCATTTTATTTTTGTAACCAACGTGTAACCAACATTTCAACTACATTGGTTACACCGCAAACCCTTATTTTATGCGGGTTTCAGAGTTATGTAACCGTGTAACCAATGTAACCAAGGTTTTCCTATAGGAGATTGCAATGTATATATGATTTTTTTATATATTTTTTTATTCCCTATACACATGCTTTTCCGCGGGTTACATGGTTACATGGTTACAAATCACGAAAACGGAACACTTGTTCCAGTATTAGCAGGTATAAAATCAGCTTCAACATGCTCATTTTCCTGTTCGTCTTCAAGATCTTTTATATCAATAATCTTTACAGCAACAAGTCTCATTACACTTCCCCCATCTCTTTTTATTACCGTATCCCTTTTTCCTGTATGCTTAATTAATTCTCGATTAATCGCCCATGCTGAAAAGGCTTTTCTGGAGAATCCGTTGTTTTTTAGGAGATTTTCAAGAGGTTTCGGATAAAAATACACATATACATCTCCATACTCATCTGGTGTTTCCTTAAATCCCCACTGATCGCAACTGAATTGCGCATCAAAGTGCTGCCCGTACACAGAAAGACTTTCGATGATAAACTCATAGCATCTCTGTCCTTCCGATACGTCTTTCTTGCGTGTAGGTATGTCCACAACATCCTCGACTGTCAGCTCACGTCCATCCTTAAATATGAAATCTGTAGCTAATTTGTCAGCCAGTAGGAGCGTGGATATAGCCATGACCTGTTTTGCCGGAAAATTATATCCATCAAAGCCCTTTTCAATCTCAGACTTCATTTCTTTTAACTCATCCGGTGTAAATTTTTTAAGATTTCCAACAAATACTCTTCCAGCAAAACCATAATTTTTCATTACAGTGCTGTTAATCTCTGCCGGATTCTCGTAAATATCCTCGCAACACTCAATTTCAACAATTCTGTTGATTGCTCCACCGGAATCTGCAAATTCCGAAATAGGGTTCTCACCGTTACAAATGGTTACATTACACCATGTATTCTCCTTAGCTGCTCCGAGGTCCTTATTTGATCTTCCTTTCCCTTTACCGGAACAGAGATTGTAAATCAATGTTTCGTAGTTGTCCCGAATATATTGAGAAGCGTTCTTAGAGTCATCGAGGATCATCGGAAGGTTATTGAGCATATCTGCCCTTGTCTCCAATGATGTATCTGTTGAACGAAAATTCCCAACGTAGGCTCCCGGTGCCGGATTCCCCCAAACCGATGCCGCTATATTGATTGTTACCGTCTTTCCGCCTCCTGTCTGCCCATAGAAATCTACAATGAACGGCAGCACATCAAGTGGCTGTATAAGAACACTCGCAAAAGATGCCGCCAGTGCTATTCGTGGTTCCAATCGCCCACATGACCGTAGCTGCTTAGCCAGCGTCACCCACTTGAAGTAATCTCCGCTTTCCTGTATACTCTGGAATAGTGTTTTAAAGCGGTATTCGCCATCAAAAACGATTGAAAGGTCGTAAGGCACAAATACATTGCCATGCCACCCTAACTTGCTTGTAGAGTGCTGTATGTCAATCATATCGGCATTGTACATTTCCACATCTGCCAGATACTTCACAAGAAGCCTTGCATTCTCTGAATTTACCTGCACTCCGAACCTTGCAAGATTAGTTATTGCTCTGGAAGTCACAATGTCAATTTTTGGAACGGTTATTTCCGTCCAATATCCGTCTCTTTTGAAAGCAACTGTAATTTGCTCTTCGCCTGTCTCGATGTTCTTTAGTCGGCGAATCGGCATGATCGGGTGGTGGCACACAAGTTCCCTTGCCTTGGATGTCTCGGAAGAAAATATTCCGTTTTCCGTAGCTATCCAGCTTCCGCAAGCCATGTTAGGATATTCTTTTCCAATATCATCCTCATAAAAATTTGTTATATTCTCAACCAGTTGCATGGAACGATTTGCTTTTTCTTCCTTTTCCTTGTCCTGTTCTGCTTTCTGGAATTCTTTTATGAATTCCTCGGCTATGCTTTTTACTCTTACGTTCTTTGCTCTGTCCATCAACTTAAATTTAACTTCCGAGCGGTCGATTTTACTTTTTATCGCAAAAAGTTCTTCATATAACTTCTTCTGCATAAAATCATTTGCTTGCAAATTTTCAATATTTTCAAGAATGCTTCTCACCTCCTGCCTTAGCTGATAATATTTCATATCTGCTTTTTTCTTTTTCAAGGTTGAACTGGCACATATACCACTCTTCTGAACCAGGAGGGAAAGTTTTTAGTGCTGTTTCGTACATAAACATGTTCTTTTCTACCTGTTCAAGTTCGCTGGGATCCTGAGCGGGATTGCATTTTTTTGATTTGATATCTCTCATTTCATGTCTGATCTGGTTGCGGCTTTTACCTTTTTTTGATACATAAGTACCGCCCAGTTCAATAAATGCAGTACTAAAAGGAACGGATTCGTATTGCATCACGAAATCAAACACATCACCGCCGATTCCACAGCCGAAACAGTAGAAAGAATCATCGTAGATTTTGCAGGATGCTGACTTTTCCTTGTGAAAAGGGCAACATATAAATCCCGCTCTGTTCGGTTTCAGTCCATATCTGGAAAGAATTTCCGGCATTTTCACTGACTGTTTGATTTCTTCCTTAGTCATGACAGCAACTCCACGATTCTCCGCCCGGTTTCTTCTTTTGTACAGAATTCAAATCTGACACCGTATTTATCTCTAATCGTGCAAAGAGATTTATATAGCTGACAGCCATCAACAGCCTTGTCAGATATCACAGTCTTTACTCTCTTGCCGTTTACAGTTCTCCAGATAACTTTATGTTTTCGGGGATTCTCCCAAAAATACACATCACCAACAGATTTAATATCTGGACCATGCTCGCATAGGATGATTAACTGTATACCTGCTTCACGCGCTCTAATCAGCTCCGCTTTGAATCTTTCATGCTGCTGGCACACATTTCCGCATAACTCCTGCAAATCCTTTTTGCGGTCAATACAGAGCTTTGCATTGTCCAAAGATTGATAGTCTCCGCAGTATAACTTTGATCGGAAATATTGTACTTCAAGGCTGTCAAACTGATTCTGAATCCGTTCCCATTCTGATTTATGTTCCCTTGTGTCTACTTGTATAACCATTAAAAACACATCCTTTTAATTGAATGGAAGTTCTTCCTGTACACTGTCTGGAATATTCATAAAGTCAGTACCTGCCGGATTCGCTCCCATGATAGCTTCTTCCTTCAGATGATCGTCATAGGCTTTTGTGGTGCGCTCTTCTGGGATGTCCGCATCCTTAATTCCTTCAATACTGCGGAACCATGCAAGTTTGTGACGTTTTACTTCTCTGTTGTCGTACCAGTCTTTCTCCAGACGGAAGATACCGCCGATTAGCTTACCTTTAAACTGCTGTCCGAAGTTGTCACCCCACTTAACAGCAAAACCCGGATTTGACTTTTCTACGCATGTGATAAATGTTTTAAGGTTACGGACACCATAATCTACGCTCTCGTCAATAACCATATAGTTAGTACCGGCATTCGGATACTTCTTGTCCGGACGAATGTCATTTTCAAACTGCTTCATAAAGTAGCCCGCCTGTTCGTCTCCTTCTGCGAAATCAAACAAGATAACAAGCATATCAAGTCCACCCTGGGATTTTTTCTCTGATACCTGCTTAATAACCATCTTGTGTCCGCCAAGAGCAATCGGTTCAAATTCTCCTGCTGCCTGTGTTGTGTCATAGCTATTTGGTTTCTGCATTATTGTTTTCTCCTTTTCCTAATTCGTAATAGTCTCTAATGATCTTGTCTACTTCTGCGAGATCATTATCAATAGTTAAACTGTCAAACATTCCGATCGGAGACTTACTTACTGCTCCCTGGCTGGACTGAGTGACAAATAAGTGTTTTCCGCTTTCTTCAATACAGCGAAGAACGATGGTAAAAAGACCTTCCAAACAAATTTTTTCATCAAGTAGCTTTCCTATGGTCTTTGGTTTCACATCTCCAGAATCATCCTTTTCTTCGTGCATCATCATATATACGATCTTGTCCTGCGGTACTTTCGTGACGATAAACTGGATAAGATTCCAGAAATAGTCTCCAATATCATTGTACAGAGCAAACACTGCATTGCCTTTTCCGGCAGAAGCATGCCCTCTCATAAAGTGATTAGTGATAAGATAGCCTGCATCATCAATAACAATTGACTCTGCTTTTGATGCGATCAGGCACTTCATTACCTGCTGGTAATCATCCGTAAACCATCCGTCAATCTTTCCTTTAAACGGAAGTGGTTTATTCAATACTCTAATAAGGTTCCAGTCAGAATTCTGGCAGTTTCTCAAACTGGTACTCTTGCCAGAACCAGATTTTCCAATAATTAATACTGGTGTTGCCATTGCTATTCCTCCTTGTCATAAACCACATGCTTGCTGCCCTCAACGATCAGCAAACTTGCAATATCTTTCATTGATATGGTTGATTCGTTATAAATCTCAACCAGTGCGTTGTACGCTTCCGGCGAAACTTTCACGACAGGGTTATCCTTATCGGTTGCCGGCTGCTTCTTTCTTGCCGGAATACGGATTTCAAATTCACTCACTAATACTTTCCTCCTTATATGATTTCTGAGCCGTTAAAAGCCCATTCAGAGCCTGTACGTAGCTCGCCAATGTTCTTGCCTTGTATGATTCCTCTATCGGATTATCCGGCACAATAGCAAGCTGGGTGTCAATCAATCTAACAATCTCATTAATGCGCTCTTCCATGTTTACACCGCCTTAAAAAAGCAATACACATTGTCGGAACCATCCCCTCTCACCGGATTTTTTTTGCCATTCGAAAATGTTCCGCCGGCACAGTGATATTCGAGGTGGTTTAGATACATATCCGGGTTTTCCCAGTCAAGAATGTACGATTTCCGTCTGTTCAGCTCCTCTAGAAGCTCGTTCGCCGTTGTTATCAGTTCCATTGTCGGCAGGAGCTTCAATTCTATCTGATTCAGCATTTAACGGACACCTCCCATCTATTAAGAACCTAAGAAGATGTGCTTTTGCAAGTTTGCACTGCTCAGCTGATTCCTCTTCAAGCAATTTACTATCAAAATAAATTATATAATTGCCATCCATTTTCTTACCCGAATTCCACTTTGAATTCATAATGTTGATATCGCAAGCATGCACATGCGAAGCAATATCGAACGAAACAAAATAATCTGTTTCGTTCGAAACTCTCCACGCTAATTCAAAAAGCTCTTTAATTTCTTTTTCAAACATTTCCGTTCTCCTTTCTTAAAGCAGTGCTAAATACGTAAACAGTGCGAATACGATACTTGCCAGGATCTGCTGCAAGTTCTTCTCCCACATCCACACCGGAAGAAAAGTAAGCAAAATCCCAATAATCACACTAACTACGATATCCCTTCTATTTTGTCTAGGTGATTTCATTCTTTTCCCTCCAAAAAGAAAAAAGATTACAGACTGTAAGCAATATACCAGAAGATATTAGTAATGATTAACAGCGCGGCAGTCAAAAGCCATGCACTGAACCACTTCTTAGTCTCTCTCTTTGCTTTTTTTACGATTTCGGTAGCCAACATTGTTTCCAAATCGTTCCATGTAATCTTTTCATTGTTTGTTGCATTTTTTTTATTTTCCATGTTATTTTCCTCTCGCTTAATATTGACTTTTTAGCGGATAGAGGATTATAATTTACCTGTATCCACTAAGGTTGGTTTAGTGGTTTACTGCTCCGGGGTGGAGGTCGTAGCTCCCTCCGGGGCGCTTATGCCAAATTTGCTTCTTTTCTTCTGTAGTAGTCCAAGATAATTCTCGAACATTCATCGACAATCCTTTGATTGTCTTCCGGTGTATTATCCTTGCAGTAATCATCATGTATTCTAATTATCCCGCCAGATTCATTCTTAATTGTTTTAATTACTGCCATAAGAATCTCTCCTTTCTACGATAGATTATGATGCTTCTTCTATTTTGCTTCTTCTGCAAAATGTTTCTCCATGAGATCGGCAATCATCAAGTATTCTTCGGCGATTTTGCCTTTTCTGGTATTTTTCACCTGTTCGCGGAACTCTGGAATTGTTCCATAGAAGCAGCCGCAAGACACTTTAACTTGTTTGTCCTTACATCTGAAGAATGTAGTTGTGCGGAATTGAGTACCGAATCCATGAATAGTTGCGTAATCTGCATTGCCGGACACCCATGCATTGCCGGACACCCATGCATTGTCGAACACCTCTGCATTGCCGAACACCTCTGCATTGCCGAACACCCTTGCATTGCCGAACACCCATGCATTGCCGGACACCCATGCATTGCCGGACACCCTTGCATTGTCGAACACCCTTGCATTGCCGAACACCCTTGCATTGCCGAACACCCATGCATTGCCGGACGCCCATGCATTGTCGAACACCCTTGCATTGTCGAACACCCTTGCATTGCCGGACACCCTTGCATTGCCGAACACCTCTGCATTGCCGAACACCCATGCATCGCCGGACTGGTTTACATTTTCTTCTTTTTCTACCCATCCGCCAGTTTCTCCGGCTTCTACATTCCCAAATGATATGAGCGCCTTGATTCGAAAAAGCTTCTTCCCGAAAATGTTAATTTTGGTTTCTGATGTTAATTCAAATTTCTTCATGTTTTCCTCCTTAATTACTGTGAAGTTACAGATTCTTTCTTACCTGATTTTTTGCTCCAGTCAACTATTTTTCCTTTCTTTGTTTCGTTTTTTGGATTTTGTGTTATACTCTCCTTTGGAAAGGAGAGATGTTATGGAAATTTCTGGTTCACAAATCAAATTGTTAAAACGTCTTTATAAAACTGATATACTGTTGTCTGATTTTTCCGATTCAGAAAAAGGAGAAATAGAATATCTTGGGAAACGCGGGTTCATTAAATACAGTAAAGAAGATACCGATTCAAGAATCACACCAACCATTGTCTGCATTCAGTCAGCCGGAAAAGCTTTTTATGATTCTTATGTAAGAGACCGCAAACGGTGGTATATCCCTGTTGTCCTGTCCATTGTTGCCATCGTAATCAGCTTATTTGCACTGTACAAATCTGGACAGGTAATCAATGTTTACATTGACGAAAACAAAATGAATACGGTCACAGCTGAGAATCCTCCAGCAAATGCAGATAACAAATAGGGGAAATTCGGATATCTGTAAATAATTGGTAATCCGTCACCATACTTGCGTAACGCTCTGTGTGCTTGTCTAGCCATTTTCCCATGTGAATAATGAGGGTCACTGTTTATGGAATCCAGAATTTCCCATTTTGTCATGTTTTCATATTTTGACGGTGTTCTGTGGAACATTTGTTATCACCTCCTCGATTCTTACCACCCTAGCACTAAACGGATTAAAACTGTTGCCACACTTGCTACAATTGCTGGAACCACATATTCCATAATCGGATGGCGTTTCATTTTCTTCACCTCCCTACCTTGACTTTTCATATTTATTCTCCTATCCTTTAAGCGCAGGCACTGACATGCTGAGTATTGAGGAAAGGAGACGAATATGGTTGAAACAATCTCAAGACTGTACCACTGTCATAAAATTCATAAACACGTCACTATTTATGAGGAGTATGAGGTTTCTGGTAACAGTCGCCGCCTACTGCGGTGCTCATGTCCATATCATCAATACACGGAAATGAAGCCGCACTGTGATGGGTATAATGACCATGGCTTTCAATGTGGTTATGCAAAAAATCAATAACCAGGCTCACTAACTCATCTGGTCGCTCGCTGGGCGATAGGTAACAGTAAAGCCGCAGATCACAGTTGCAACAGTCTCCACCAGATTCTTTGCAGTGCCGACTGACGGCTTTATTAAATTGTAATGTGTCCATTTACGCTCCTTTCATATTTGTTTTTATGAACTCTTTTCACTTTTACTTTCTTCTTTCTCTTTTTAGTTTTGAACGAAGATTTCTTTCCAGTAAAGTGTGTAAAATTATTTGCTCCCATTATTTACCACCTATTTCTCTACGAAATAATTTCTTTTTTTGATATGTACTCACTCCCTTTTTATGCTATACTCTCCTTTGGAAAGGAGGAATTTGCTATGCCCGATAATTTTGGTTTAAGTTACAGTGAACTTTCAGAAATCCGTACTATAAATTCAGAACTGGCAGCACACAATATTGCTTTAGCTTATATCCAAGCAACTGCACAAGTTAATAAATTAAACAGAGAAGATGAAGTTAATTCTTCTGATGTACTGTCACTGTCCAACCAGTATGTACAAGCCTATAACTATGCTTATAATTTTGTCGTTCATGAAAATAAGATTATAAACGAGGCTGAATAGTATTTATTAAGGTGTCTTGACTCCGCTTATACATTTCTTCCATAACAGAGTCCAGATGCTTACGGGCAACTTTGCTTTCTGCGATTGTCAATTCTCCCATTGCCATTACGCAATTTTCTACTGCCTTGAGAATCTTTTCTTTATCATATCCAAGCATCTCAAAAGCATAGTCCGTAAGTCCGGCGATTGATTTTCCTTCCATCTTCATACACTCCTTTCTACTTAACTTCTGGCAACCTTGGTTCAAGAAACTTGTCGGTCCCAACGGATAACGCCCCACAAATTAGTTCGTATTCATCGAAATCTAATCTGCGATTTCCATTGAGAGAAAGATTGAGTTTCTGAACAGGAATTCCAGTTCTGTTGGCGACAAATGTCTGTGTTATGCCGTTGTTTTCAAGGTATGACTTGATTTTCTTACCAACGCACATTCTTCATTTCTCCTTTCTGTTTGAATTTCGTTCCTATCGAACAATTATAGTATAACTTCGAAATATCCGAATGTCAAGAAGAAGTTTCGAAAAAATCGAAATTATTTTATTGACAGTCCGAAATTTTTATATTATTATTAGTTATGAAGGGAGGAAACGATAATGACATTTGGCGAGAAAGTCAAGCAAGCCAGAACGGTAAAGAAGCTGACCCAGAAACAACTTGCAGAAAAAATCAATGCAAAGCACAATTCAATTAGTGACTGGGAAAAAGATAAGTGTAAGCCAGACATGGACACTATTGAACTTCTATGTGGCGTTTTGGAAGTAACACCGACATACCTCATGGGTTCTAAAAGCGATGATGATTATGCAACCATAATTGGAAATCTTATGTCGGAACCTGACATCTTAGATTTTATCGAGGAATACAAAGCACTCGATAAAGAAGATAAGAAAGCAATAAAACAAATAGTTTCATCGCTAAACAAAAGGAGCAAGGGTTAATCCCCTTGCTTCTTTGATTTCAGATATTTAATAAGAATCGTATAGACAAATTTTAACTTGCCCTCATTTTCAGTATTCTCTATCATTTCAATAATTTCCTTTTTGTAATCCATTTTCCGTCCCTCCAATATCACGCAAGCAAGAACATTTGTTCTCTTTTATTCCATTATACCCTCTTCTCAGCGATATAGAACGGACTGGATCATACTTCTTGCCCTCTGCTTAAAAAGTGTTCCCTCCATTTGTCTTGAACGATTGAAAAAGAAATGACATGTACATTCCGCAGAAATATTGTTGCTTTTCTTCACAACAAATGACTGCTGCTCTGCTTCAGATACAACCGCCTGTGTATAATTATGTATCACATATTGATTGTTGGCACTTGTCTTAATAATCACTTCGGAATCTGTTGGATCAATACTCTCACATAGCGGCGCATGCACAGAAAATGTGAGCATTATTCCGAACAGAAAAAATATAACCAGCTTTTTTATTCCTTTCATAAAATTCCTCCCAAATTAGTTTATATTATACTCTAAATATAACAATCATACAATATCTCAATCTTGCACAAATTTTCTTACATTAATACGATATTAGACGAAAATCGAGAAAATTCGACACGCTTATTATTTTTTATTTAGAAATATTATGTTTTATTTTGTTTTGTGCTGTGGTACAATCAGATAAAATAAACCATATAAGGAGGGTTTTATATGAGAATGAAAAAGACAACAATTCTTTCCGTAATCTTATCCGCATTATTGCTTTTCACGCCTGTATATGCGGAGGATTTCGGGGACGGAAGCGGATTTACTGATAATCCAGCAACCTCTAATCAAGTAACTAATTCTTCTAACCAGAATGTATCTGGCGCAAGTTCAGTGACTGGCGGAGGTTACCGTTCGTCAATCAAATTAAAAAAAGGAAAAACAGTTACAGCATATATCTGCACCACAGAGCTTGCTAAATTAAAAATTCCAGGTTCTAAATTTAAGTGGAAAAGTTCCAACAAAAAGGTTGCAACTGTATCATCAAAGGGAATTGTAACTGCTAAGAAAAAAGGTAAGACAACAATCACTGCAAAGAAAGGCAAAACCACTTACAAATGCAAACTGATTGTAGAAACTCCTAAACTGTCCAGAAAGACAGCTTCTATCATTAATGGTAAAACATACCAGTTTAAAGTTTCCGGTACAAAACAGAGGGTAAAATGGACTTCTAGCGATAGCTCTATCGTATCAATTAACTCAAAAGGAAAGGCTACTGCTAAAAAGGCTGGTACTGCTTTTATAACTGCCAAGGTTTCTACCTATGAATTTTCCCAGTCAGTGACAGTTACGGTTCCAGCAACACCTACACCAAAGCCATCAAGCAACAACACTAACAATACAACAACACCAGTATTTAATCTTGGACAGACGTGGACAGTTCCTGGACAGTGGAGACTTACAATCAATTACGCAACTGAAATGTCAGAAAGGAATCCTTATTCAGACAAAAATCCAGCAGCTGTTTATTTGATTGACTATACCTATGAAAACATTGGGTATACTGATGAAATGATGGACGGCTTATTTATATCATTAGACATCGAACGAGTTATAGATTCTAGTGGATATGCAGGATATTCTTACCCAAATTCTCCTACATACTCCCCACAGTCTATTCCTGTAGGCACAAAATGCCATGCGCAGAGCTGCATTGCAGTAGATCATAAAGGACCGTTGAAAGTATATATTGATAGCTATGCTGGAAATAGTTACGCAAAATATTCCGCAATATTTAATGTCCCAATTAGATAAATAAAAAATACCGGCTCCTGCGACCAACAGGAACCGGTTTAATAAATAAGATAATCTCGGAGAAAATCTTACCTACACCATAATTATATCATATCCTGGATTATCGCACAAGTAAAAAAAGGAGAATGATAAAATGAATGAATCAGTATGCATCTATCTAAGAAAATCCAGGGCCGATCGTGAAGCTGAAGCGCATGGAGAGGGTGAAACCCTCGCCAGACATGAACGGATCCTGTTAGATCTTGCAAAGAAAAAAGAGTACATTGTAGGTGCAATTTACCGCGAAGTGGTATCTGGGGAAACTATCGCCGACCGTCCTGTCATGCAGCAACTTCTGCATGAGGTAGAATCCGGTATGTGGGATGGGGTTTTGGTTGTGGAAGTAGAACGTCTTGCCAGAGGTGACACCATCGACCAAGGTGTTGTGTCAAGGGCTTTCCAGTATTCTGACACGAAAATTATTACCCCCACAAAAATATATGATCCAAACAATGAATTTGATGAAGAATATTTTGAGTTTGGGCTATTTATGAGCCGCAGAGAGTATAAAACCATCAAGCGCCGACTGAATGCCGGAAGGATCTCATCAATAAAAGAAGGGAAATACTGTGGCAACAAACCACCTTACGGATACGAAAGAGTAAAACTCGAAAAAGAAAAAGGCTATACTCTCCGACCTGTTCCGACTCAAGCTGAGATTGTAAAAATGATCTACACCTGGTATTCCGGTGATGGCTGCGAACAAATCGGAGTTGCGAAGATTGCACGGAAATTAAATGAAATGGGAATAGAATCTGCACTGGGCGGTGACTGGACTCCTGCCAGTATACAGGGAATTCTGACAAATCCGGTATACATCGGGAAAATCCGATGGAATGGGAGAAAAACAGTGAAGACTATACAGAATGGTCAAGTAATTAAGACACGCCCACGATCAAAAGATACTCTTATTTGTAATGGATTACATCCGGCTGTTATATCAGAAGATCTGTATAATTCCGTCCAGGAAATACGAAAAAAGAACCCGCCTCGCCCAGTTAGTATAGCAAACTCGATTCGTAATCCACTTGCCGGAATTGTCTATTGCAGCAAATGTGGTCGCGCCATGGTTCGCCGCCCTTATCAAAAGCGCAGGCAGGAAGATACCCTCATGTGTCCTTATACATCTTGCCCCACAGTAAGCAGCAAGTTGTCTTTGGTTGAAAAATCTGTGATTGATGGAATTAGGGAGATTGTGGAGGAATATAAGTTAAACAATGATATTAATGCATCTTCAAAGGATATTGATTGCGGAATAACTTCTAAGCAGAATCTCATACACGAAAAAGAAAACGAGCTGAAAAACTTAAACTCTCAGAAGGCGAAACAATATGATCTGCTTGAACAGGGTATCTACACCACAGAGGTTTTTCTTGAACGTGCTAAAACAATATCCGCATCTATCCAGTCATGCTCCGATACTATAGAAAAATTAAAAGAAGAAATCAAACATGACGAGAACATTATAAAACAACGGTCGGATTTTATCCCGCGTTGCGAAGAGTTGCTTGATAATTATTGGAGCCTTGACACGGAATCGAAGAATAAAATGCTTAAGAGTTTGATTGAAAAGGTTGTCTACTCAAAAGATACCAAAAACGCTTATGGGAAAGGCAACGAGATTGGTTTTCAGCTAGACATTTTCCCAAAAATTCAAAAGAATAATTAATGATATCTTCTATGTGCCAACGAACTGGCTCATTGATGTTGTCGGTAATTAAAAAAAAAGAAAGTCCCGGGGAATTAACCCCGGGATATTTTTTACTGTTTCTTAATATATTTTGCAGATACAAAGCCATAATACTTTCCTGCAATACGAATATAATACCATTTGCTGCCGTTTTTATCTTTCTGTGTATAATTCATAACTTCTACTTCGTTGCCCTGGTTAAGAGTTGGGTATTTTTTGATGTTCGGGTACTCAGTTCCAGCCCAAGTACGCACATTAAGCACAGTGGCAGTTACATTTCCCTTGAAAAGCACCTGTGTCTTATCCTGTTTGCTTGAAATTACAACTGGCTTATTAACCGATTCTTTTGCAAGATATCCAGTCCAAATCCAACCAATGCCAATTCCGGAAACTTTAACATGCGTCCATTTTCCACTTGTTTTTCCATCAATTTCAACAACGGTTCCTTTATTGATTGAACTCATAACGTAGCCATTCGGTGCCTCACGGACGTACAAATCATTTACTGTTGCTACTCTGGTTCCTGTCTTTTTCCAAGTCTCCTGTACTGTTTTGTCCCAGTCAATCCAAACATATCCATCAATGGAAGAATCACTGATTAAATAGGACTTATTTCGGACTGCACCGCCATTTGCTACTACTCCAGCTGCACTAGAAGTATTTCCTTCGTTTGTATAGATTCTCGAACCATCAAAACTTTGCACGCTTCCAACATGAGAACCGTTGTGGAAGATTACAAGCGCTCCGACTTTTGGCTTGCTGTGCCAAGTTCCGTTTGTTTTAGCATGATTAGTGATTGATACGCAATTGTAAAAACCTCCGCCCATGATCTTTAATGCTTTGGTGATTCCGAGAACTTTCACCAATTTCCAAAACTGAAATTCCGCACACCACGCCTGTCCCTGGCATCCTGGTTGCCCCCAGCTATTTACATCTCTTGCGAATCTAGTGTAATTATTATATCCGGCATTCTTTTTAAAATCATCCAGATAGGCATTACTTTTCTTTTCAAGGTACCCGCCGTTGGATGCGTAATAATCACCAAGGTTTAAAAATTCTTGTAATTTGCTCATCATATCATTCCTTTCATATTGATAAGTACATGATACAACGAGCAATTGTGAATTTCAGCCCCACATTTTTTACACAATATACCTACCATGATTAAACTTCACGGAATCATGGCTGTTGTTGCCACAAAGGGAAGGTACTATGCTATAATATAGTCGTACCCTTTGTGGTGCTTGGAGCTGAGTTTTTTGATTGGTAGTCGGGAACTCAGCTCCCTTTTTGTTGTTCCGATTTTGATATACTGATTATATCATATTCATTTTATGTTTGGTAGTGTTTTGTTATTTTTTCTTGTTTCTCCAATAAACTCTATAGTGATAATGGAAAATTATTATGTGTTAAAAAGTCAACAAACGAAAGCAAAGGTACATTAAAGTTCACTTACAACGGAAGATTGGCAGCAATTGCTCTCGTTACGAGAAATGGAGCCAGCTCTTTAGCATACTATATTGGAATCAATTCCGGTAATACTTTTTCTATCAATAAACTTGGCGGCGGAGATATTGATATTACTGTTGATCTATCCGAAAAAACAATAAGTTTTCCAGTTCCTGATTGGTCAACTGTACTTATGATTAGTATTGGTGGTGCTGATTTGAAATAATTATTTCATCATGGTTCCCCATATGCCGATTTTGTTTTTTCCAACAAATTTATATTTTGCCCAGATATAATGAGTAACCTCCCCTGCTGCTCTGTCGCATATGCTTGTAAGTGTTGTTGGATATTTCTCATTGTTTTCAATAACTGTATTTTTGGAATAACTGGAATCTGAATTTGCAATTGAGATCCCCAATGGCTCTGAATTTTCATAAAACGCTTTTGCGGTGAAAATAAACAAAGTGTTTTTCGGAACTGTAAACGATAATCCTGTGTATACATATTCATTAACAACTTGAATATTCACATCTTTTACTTTCGATATAAAAGATAACTCACTATTTAGTGCATTTATTGCCCCGATGATTGTCTTGTTACTAGTTTGCAATTCCGAAATGGTAGCCTCGTTTAATTTCTTAGCTACCCACTTCCAGAAAGTGCCAAAAAGAAGTCTTTTGTTTTTTCCGTCTGTGGAATCACGAACCATTACTTCATCTGCGTCTACTGGTGTTGCTGTTTTTTCTGTGTAATTACTCCAAATATTATTAGCCATAGTTTTATACCTCCATTGAAATATGTTGTTTGATAAGTTGCTTTAATTCATTCAATTCCGTTCTCACGGAATCAAGCTCGGATTGTAGATTTTTAACTTTTTCATGCTCATTTTTCAGCATTGCGAACATACAGGGAATCATAATACGATAGTTCCAGTTCTCAGCCTTGCCTTTTTCATTATGATCGACAGCTAATGGAAATCTTCGGTCAATGTCCTCGGCTATAAACATCGGCATTTCTTTACCGTATCGCTCATCTTGCTCGGATAAATATCCGTCTTTGTATTTCGCCCAGATTACTTTGATTCTGTATAGGTCTTCCAGTTCGTCTTCTTTGATGGATTTCCCAAGCACTTTGTAGCGAATGGAGGATGATGAGGAATATCCAACATACAAATATGATGGGTTAAACATCATTGGATTACCACCTGTTAGTGATTTCATCCCTTCTATCATAAAATTTTGCGCTACTTTAAGAATCAAATCACCGGTTATTGATTGCAAAACAACATTTCTCTTATTTTCATATTGTGCTGATAAATCAAGGAGTCCATCAGTTATATTTCCAAATCCTGCTCTAAATATAGATTCTTTTATCTGCGCCCATTCGTTTCCTTTTATGTTTTTAAATCCATCTGTATTATTTATTTTGCAAATAACATTTTCACTAGCGTCATACACCTCAAAAGTGCCATATCCATTATTTGGACCGCCGAGCTTTAATGTACCACCCTTGGCGTAAGTGAACGAAATATATAGTTGATTGCCTTCTTTGTAGATTCCTTTGATTGAGCCATTATTAGTAAGAAGATCAAATATCTCTTCGTGGGTAAGTGCGTCCACATCTATCACTACAGGGACAGATTGCATATCCAGCTGATTTGTAGTTCCATCTGCTGCATACAGGATAAATCTAACAGACACAATGCTTCTATCCAGTGAGCTAACAGTATAACTTTTACTCGGCTCATTTACAGTTGAAACCAATACGTTTGTAAATGTAGAGCCATCCGTGGAAGTCTGCACATACCATCTACCGGAATATGCTGTTCTTGTAGCACTGTCACCATCTCGATAATAAGCTTTTGCCGTAATTGTACTTGGTACAATCTTATCATCCTGTCCTCGCTTTAGGATATTGGATGAAAGCTCGATAAAATATGTCCTGCCAGGTACACCCTGTTCTCCTTTTTCGCCCTGTTCACCCTTTATCTTTGTCCATCTATATTTTGTCGGGTCGATGGAATCATCCGGCGTGTCGTAATCAGTATATTGGCCAATATACTGCTTTCCGGCACTGACAACTACATCAAAGCCAGTTTTTCCGTCAGCACTGTTCGCATAAGCTATGTGGAAATATGGCGTCTTTCCGTCCGCACCTGCTTTTCCAGGGATACCTTGTGCGCCATTCGCGCCTTTTACAAGTGTCCACGCGTAATCATCTGGATTAGTACTATCTTGCTCGGTAAAATCCGCATACATACCGATATACTCACGATTACTGTCCGACACAGAGAAATCTGTTTTTCCATCCGCAGAATTCGCATAGGCAATGTGTGTATAACTTGTTTTTCCATCTTTTCCGTCTGCTCCATCCTTGCCATCAGAACCGTTTTCCCCATCAGCACCTTTGTATCGGGTCCATGTATAATCAGCCGGATCATCACTTTCCGTTGGCGTTTCCTTATTATTTGCAATTCCGATATACGCAACATATTCTGGCTCCAGATAGATTGGATTTCCTACAGTATCACATATTGTATTCCCATCTGTATCAATCCATGGAACAGTATCTGGGTTATCTGACATATCTTCGCCGTTTGGCATAGAAGCGTATTTAATCCAGGTATATCCATTCTTTCCGGGCCGTCCATCATCCCCGCGAAATTTCGCCCAGGTATAGGCAGCTGGATCCGTGCTGTTATCCTGTAAATAATCTGTGTAAGTACCAATATAAATATCTGGTGTCTCTGTCATCTGTTCAGATGTTGGATTTTCTACCGGAGCATATTTAATATGCAAATACGGCGTTTTACCATCCGCCCCGGGAGTTCCAGGAATTCCTTGTTCTCCTCTCGGTCCTTGTGGGCCTTGAATACCTTGTTCACCTTGTGGTCCCGGTATGCCTTGGTCTCCTTTTGGCCCCTGGAGACCGTCAACACCATTTGTACCATTTTTCCCAGCATAAATTTTAGCCAGCGAAAATCTCTTAACTACTGATAGAACACTGATATATGTTGCTTTAATATCTACCCATCCGTCATCAGCGGATAATGCTGTTACCGTGTATGCCTTGGTCGCATTATTCCAGGATCCTGTTACGCTATCCGATTTAATAATTGTAAATTTACAATCAGATGTAATATCCTGTGTTCCGTACATCACGACTGCCTGTGTACTCACGTTGCTCGGAAACGTTCCGTAATTTCCATCAGAATCAACAGAAATACCTTGGTATTCGTTACTCAACTGCAAGGTCATGTTCTTGGCAAGGGCCGCCGCTTCCTGCGCCTGTTTAGCCGCTGTCAATGCATCTTCAGAATCCTGTAATGCTTTTGTTACGTCCGTATCTTTTAATCTTTCCCAGTAATACCCTTTTCCATCATTGCGGAATCTGTAAGCATGGCTGTCTCCATCATAATACAGATCACCTACATGCTTACTCATTTCTGTATCAGTTAGCCACTCGTTTGCCGGGTAATTGCTAAGTGTAGGTGCAGGAGTCCCGGTCCAGGTATTGATATTTCCGTCAATCTGACCTTGCATACTGTTTAACAGTCCGTCCAAAGGTGATGCACCGATTCGCACGGATGCGCCGTCAATTACAATCTGGTTATTATCAATATCGGCTGAAAAGATAATTTTTCCGTTTGTGTCACGCACGATCAGCGCGCCGGCATTGATGTAGCTTGCATTGATTCCCTCGGCGTATAGCAGTCTTGTAATCATTTCTCCTGTAACAGTAAATCCATAAGGATAGGTTTTTCCACCATCTGTAGAAATTCCAATGGCTTCCGCCGTGAGTTTCCATACAATATCTGATTCTTCCAGAGTCGGCTTATTGTGCATATAATAGATTACACTACCGTCGTCCTGTGGATCTTCTGTCATATAAAGCCCGCCAGACTCCTTAAGCGTATTTGCTAGCCTTTCAACGGCTTTTTCGCGCTCTGTGCGTTCATCCTTAACAAGTTGTCTAGCTTCTACTAGTGCTTTTGTAGCTTCCGACATATATGTGCTGCTATTTCGGATTGGATCATCTGCCTGCGTTTTTACAGTGGTAATGCCATTTAACGGAGATGATACATCAGTGATTGGTGTAAGATATCCATTGCCGTTTCGATCAAAACTGCGTGCCATATCACCAAATTCTAACAGAGGATTATAAAGCAAATCCCCTTGCAGATTTCGGAATTTAGCTCCGACCAAATTACCTCCAATCCATGCCGCCACAGTTCCGAGGTCACTGTCAGACAGAAGATTGTTTTCTAACTCCAACACATATCCAGCAGTTCCAAACAGGGATTCCGATTCTTTGTTTTTTACTCTGATACCAGTAATTACAATATCATCACTGGAAAGAGTTGGGCTATTCACGTAATCCTCTAATTTAAGTGGAACCAAGGAGCCGTTTTCGACAGCTCCAAAATTCCACTTAATAAATTGCAAATACCCTCTATTGTCAATCCTGGCGTTTGCTGTCTCCAACATTGCCGCCCAACCGATCAATTGGCGGAATGTCATATTATCTGGGAGCGCTGTGACAATTACATTTCCATGTGCCATAGAGGAAAACCCCATAGGGATATTCAAACTCTCGCAAGCGTCTCTTACCAGCGCCATAATCGGCTGTGGAAGCGTCAGAGCACTATAATATTTAGCATTGGTTTTATACATGTCATCCATCGCCGTAAAGCTCAATATTTCACCGTATTGCTCTGGCGTGGTAATTGTATAGACGCCCTTGTCAATCGTCTCGTATCGGTCTTCTGAGGCGGCTCTGGAAAGGACTATGCTGTTTCCATCAGTATCGAGAATTGGCTCATAAAAATCATCCATCCAGATTGATTCACTAGCTGATTCTGCAACAGAAGTCTGAAGCTTCAAATATGCATGCACTTTAGCTTGATAGAAATTATAATCTTTCCACTGATCCTCTGTGTTATCGAGTTCAAGTCTCATCGTTTTGCAGACTGTAGCGCCGACCGGGAAGCTACCACTCTCTGCACAATCTGAAAAGTCATTGTTGCCGATCATAATCTCGTTTTCAAGTGTCTTTGTTGTTCCGTCAGCAAAGGTGATCTCCACGATTTCAATTACTTGCTCGCCATCCTGCAATTTTTCTTTAAAAGTATTTGATACATTAATCAAGTGGATTCACCCCCTGCATATTAAATGATATTTCGGAATAGTATTCCCCAACTTGTTTTATGTTGTAATTCATTTTTCCCACGTAAAACTTTTCTGAACGCCATTCATTTTTGTGTGCTAACCAGTGATGTAAAATGAACGGCTTTCCTTTAATAATTGCATTTACCAGATTAGTTGATTTCTCATCAACCGGCACATTGGTGGCTTTATAGCTATATTGCATAACTGTAAAAAGCGGAGTTATTAGCGCAACTCCTTTTTGAGTTCGATTACTTCCCTCCGAATAGGTGGTCTCAAAGTTACACTGCATATCCTCATCTGGTTGAGGGATGAGAAGCCCATTTATTTTATATCTATCAGTTATTGATTTACTTATTGAAAATGCCACATTCTCACCCCCTATGCCAATTCAAACGGATTTGTACCGCTTGCATCACGTCTTAACTTTGCTTCGTCAATCATCTCATCAAATATGGTTCGTCTGTTGAGCTGTGCGGTAAATCTATAGCTTCCGCCAGACTGCTGTCCTCCAGTTTCTTCCCTTACAATCTGCCTTAACAATTCTTCTGGTGCTTCCAGGTTGCGACCATTCTTCTGATCTCCAAGCACTGCAAGGAACTCTGATCTTGGCGGGATAACGGCACCTTTTGCAAGATATGGAATTGTAGGAACTCTTGGGAAATTAGCTGTAAATCCAATTGTCCTCGAACCAAAAGGAGTTGGAACCTTCCACGGTCCAAATGTAAATGCTGATTCAATGCCGCCAATTGCACTGTTTACAGTTCCAATAGCGCTGTTTGCAATTCCGATCACCTTGTTTAATATATCTTTGATGGTATCACGTATACCCTCAAACGCCCTTCTGACCGTATCTCTGGCACTTGTAAATTTATCCACGATTGCATCATGAATAGCACTTACTTTTCCGTCAACAAACGTTTTTATTTTTCCCCATATAGATGACGTTTTTTCTGACACGGAATCCCAAATTCTTGTAATTTTAGACTTTATTCCGTCAAATACTGTCGAAACTGTAGTTTTTATTGCTTCCCATGTATTAGACAGCCATGTTTTTATAACATTCCATACTGTAACAGTAACTGTTTTTATTGCGTTCCAAGAAAGAGAAATGATACTTTTTATTATTGTTAATGCGGTTTTTACTATTCCATTAATAGCTTCCCAGGC